GATTATGAGAAAGGAGAAATCATTACTTGGTTGAAGAACAGATAATAAATTTATTCTGTAAGGATAGAAATCTCTTTACAAAGTATTATAGATATGTTAACATTAATTATATTAAAATTAATTATAGTAACATATATAAATTGTTTATAGTAATAGAGTACTATTATAACAAATACAATAATAATAATATAACTAAAGAAGAGTTAGAGTTAGCTTATAATTCTAATTATTTACTTAAGGACTCTGAACGAAAAGAACTATCCGATCTGTTAGATCGTGTCTTAAACTCTGAACTAATTAACCCTGAAGCAGTCGTCACTCTGCTTGAAGAGCATCGTAGACGCTGCCTTGCTGGAGACTTAGCAAGACTAGCATTAGATGTTGAAGATGGTAAATCAGATATAAAAGAATTGATGGATAAGTTTAATGAGTTTGAACATCAAGAAGTAGAAGCAGACCAACCTACTTCCGTTGAATTAAACTTAGCAGACTTACATAACTCTCAAGTTGCTACGCCAGGTCTTAGATGGAGATTAGAATTTCTGAATAAGAGTCTTGGTTCATTACGCAAAGGTGACTTTGGGTTTGTATTTGCTAGACCTGAGACTGGTAAGACTACCTTCTTAGCTAGTGAAATATCCCACATGGTTGAACAAACTGATGGTGATATCATTTGGTTTAACAATGAGGAACAAGGTAATAAAGTCGCCATTCGTTGTTACCAAGCAGTGCTTGGGGTAACAGCCGAATCGCTCTTTGGTGATATAGATAGAAACCAAGCCTTGTTTGAAACTAAAACAGGTAAACGAATTAAGATCTATGACTTTGAAGATTCATCAAGAGCTAATAGGATTGAAGCTATTCTTAAAGAAGCTAATCCTGCCTTGATTATCTTTGACCAGATAGATAAGATTAAAGGATTTAAAGGAGATAGAAATGATTTGGAACTAAAAGCAATCTATCAATGGGCCCGAGAAATAGCTAAGACATATGCACCAGTTATAGCTATATCCCAGGCAGGCGGTGAAGCAGAAGGAAAACTATGGTTGACCATGGATATGGTTGACAGTAGTAAAACAGCCAAGCAAGGTGAGGCTGATTGGATTCTAGGTATAGGTAAAGAACAAGATAACTCTAGTCGTTATAGATATTTAAATATTGTTAAGAATAAATTACTAGGTGACGCAGATACTTTACCTGAACTTAGACATGGATCAATGCAAGTATTAATTAAACCAGAGGTAGCTCGATATGAAGATTTATAATGCAACAGTGCAAGATATTTTAGATTTTGATGATAGTTTATCTGTTGAAGAAGCAGAAGATCTCTTGCTTTTTTCTAATGAAGATGATACAATAGAAGAAGCAATAGATAAATTTTATGGGGAACCTCGCGGAGAATGCGCTACTTAACTCTTGATGTTGAAACAACAATATCTAACAAGGGTAATCCCTTTGATAGAACTAATAAACTTTGTTACATAGGAACTACAAATGGATTATACAGTATTGAATACGATGATGCTCCGTATAAAACTAAACTTGATACGGTCCAGGATCAAATTAATATATGCGAACTTCTGGTTGGCTTCAATATTAAATTCGATTTACACTGGCTCAAACGTTATCAAATAGACTTTACTGAGAAAAGGATATGGGACTGCCAATTGGTCCACTTCATATTAACTGGACAATCAGATCCCTATCCTAGTCTTAATAAAGTATGTGAGTATTACGGATTAGAATCTAAGTTAGATATAGTAGCAGAAGAATACTGGAAGAACAAGATTGATACACCTGATATACCTGAAGAAATCCTTAAGGAATATCTAGCACAAGATATCAAACTAACTGAACAAGTATATCTTAAACAACTAGAACAGATAGAAACTGTACCTCATTTAAAAAGACTGATCAGCTTACATAATCAAGATCTATTAGTCTTACAAGAGATGGAGTTTAATGGTCTTCTATATGATACTAAACAAAGTATTGATGAAGGAGAAAAACTTGTTACATACATTGATAAGATTGATGAATGGCTTTTTGCGTACCATAATTGCCCTGGCTTTAATCCCAATAGTACTGATCACCTTAGTGCTTTCTTATATGGTGGGAACATCAGCCTTAAGCATAGAGTGGTTATCGGGACTTTTAAGACTGGCAGTAGATCAGGTCAACCCAAGGAACGATGGGAAGATTACACAGTCTCTTTCCCAAGACTAGTAAATCCTTTAAAAGGATCTGAGTTAATGAAAGAAGGATTATACTCTACAGATGAGAATACTCTTAAGTCATTACGAAGATCTAAAAAGGCTAAAGAAATAATTGAGACTTTACTCTTTCGCTCTACTCTAGAGAAAAGATTGTCAACATATTATGAAGGGTTAGTTAATTTAATTAAGACACTTAACTGGGATGAAGGAATGATATACGGACAGCTTAATCAATGTGTAGCTAGGACAGGTAGACTATCGTCTAGTAAACCTAACTTACAAAACTTTGATGGAGAAATCAAATCGTTATTCACTTCAAGGTATAACTAATGCTATTACAAGCAGATGCTAAACAATTGGAATGGGTGGGTGCAACTTACTTATCTCAAGATCAGACTGCATTAAAGGAGATCTGGGATAGTGTTGATCAACATTCAGACAACCAAAAACGATTTGGGTTACCAAGTAGACTTATTGCTAAGACATTCGTATTCAGACTTATCTACGGAGGATCTGCATACTCTTATGCGAATGATCCAAACTTTAAAGATATTGGCAACGAAAGGTTCTGGCAAGGAGTTATAGATCAATTCTATGATAAGTATAAAGGTTTACGAGACTGGCATACTAGGATTCTTAATGACGCTAAACGTGATAGAAAACTAATCATGCCTACTGGTAGAACTTATTACTATGAACCTGAAGTTAAGTATAATAAAGTAGAATGGCCACGCACCAAGATCCTTAACTATCCAGTGCAAGGACTTGGAGCGGACCTTATGGCTATTGCAAGGGTAAGTTTAAGAAATAGATTATTAAATAAGGAAGGAGTAAAACTTGTTAATACTGTACATGATTCAATAATACTTGACTTTGATTCCAAAGTATGGGATAATATTAGTATAGTAAATTTAGTAGATAAGTGTTTCAACGATATACCAGGTAATTTTAAAAAGTTATTTGGTAAAGACTTTAACCTACCCATGAGAGTGGAATGCCAAGTAGGATCCACATGGGGAAATATGGAGATTATACATGCAAATTACAGTGATTGACGTAACAGAAAATACAAAGAAATCTGAGAGTGGTAGAACTTTTCAACAACTAGAAGTAGCTTATAAGAATGAACAAGGTCAACCTCAGTTAAAGAAACTCATTTCATTCAGCAACCCTAATGTATTTAAGGCAGCTAAAGAATGGGTTAAAGGTGATGTAGTGAATGTGACTACAGTTAAAAATGAAAAGACAGGCTACTGGGATTGGGTAGGCTTAGAAGGAGATGGAGCAGTGGGAGAAACTAAACAAGCAAGTGCAACAGTAGGTGCTAGAGTAACTGGATCTAACTATGAGACTAAAGAAGAAAGAGCAGCACGACAAGTGTTTATCATTCGTCAGTCTTCACTCTCTACTGCAGTTGAATTACTAGGTCAAGGTAAATCTGTAGCAGATGTTATTGCAACAGCTAAACAGTTTGAAGCTTATGTATTCTCTAAAGCCGAAGGTGTTGATGCTATCAATGAACTTCAAGATGACATTCCAGTCTAGGAGTTAATATGAAAAAGTGGGAAGTCTGGATTGTAAGAGCATTACTAGCCTCTGGAATTATACTATGTTTATTTTCATGGTCAATGTTCTTTTCCAGACTTAACGCTAAAGAGTTAAAGTATCTACACTATAGATACAATGATAATGTAGTTATTACTTTATCTAATGTAGATTGCATGATCCCTGAGATTAAAAATTTATATCCATGGGCTGCTATTGCTACACGAGTAGATGGTAATAGAATGATTGCATGTTACAAAGGTGAGGGAGAGAATGTTGTTATCCAATGGTATAAAGGTGATACATCAACTTTCCCCGCCAATGTATTCTTGGTAGATCCTAACCAAGATAAAACTTATAAGAAAGTAGAACCTAGTCTATAATGCAAGCCCTTATTGATCAAGACTTATTATGCTATAGATGTGCAGCTAGTGCTGAGAATGATGATCTTAACATTGCCTTATATAGAATAGACGAACTACTAGATAACATCCTTAATAAGACACAAGCCACCAGTTATAGAGCATTCTTAACTGGCCCTAATAACTTTAGAAAACAAATATACCCTGAGTATAAAGCTAATAGAGTAGCACCCAAACCTAAGCATCTAAGAGATTTGCAAGAATATAGTATTGAGAAACTGAGTGCTGAGTATGCACCTGAAACTCTTGAAGCTGATGATGCTTTAGCTATTTACCAAACTGATGATACAATCATTTGTTCTTTAGACAAAGACTTATTACAAGTGCCAGGCAAACATTTTTCCTGGGAAATTAATGGTAAAGGTTGGACTAGACCTGATACATTTATAGAACAAACAGAGTTAGAAGGACTAAGACTCTTTTATAAACAATGTCTTAAAGGAGATACTTCAGATAATGTTAAAGGTATTGAAGGGTTGGGTGAGAAGAAAGCTAGTAAGTTACTTGCTGATTGCAGTAGCCATAAAGAATTATTTAACCAAGTAAGAGATTTGTATGGAAATGATGATGAGTTTATCATGAATGCAAGTGTGTTATGGATCTTAAGATCATTAGATGATAACTGGAAGGATAGGTTTAGTGCCCTCATTCAAGAGTAAGTTAGAAGAAAAAGTATGGTCAGTATTAAAAAAAGAATTTCCAACGGTAAAGTATGAACCTCAAAGGTTTAAATTCATACAACCTGAAGTAGAAAGAACTTATATACCTGATTTCAAAACAGGACGTAGTAACATATTCATTGAGGCTAAAGGCAAGCTTGATTTAGAAAC